GTTTGATTAGCTTGAGTAGCAGCAGCACCAGGAGCCTGCCCCATGGCAGGCGATATATTGGTATTAGCACCAGACAATTGAGTAAGCCTATTGTATTGTTGATTAAAATAGCTTTGTTGGTCTGCCATATTCTGGGATAGCATTTGAGAAGTTGCACCACCTCCATTAGCAGCACCAGAAGCAGCTTGCATTCTTTGAACATCTCCCATGCTCTGTTTTTCCATTGCTTGGAAACCAGGATCATTCCCAACACCAGCAACCCCACCTTGCATCAATTGGTTAAGTTGGGGAACATATTGAGCCCTATTTCCACCAGCAGCAAAGGGATCATTTTGCATATTGGCTTGTTGTTGTGCAGCAACATTTTGTTGGTTTTGAATATCAGCAGCAGCTTGCCCCTGACTAGCCCCAATTAGTCCAATTGCTCCCCCAATAACAGCCCCATAAGGGCCTGCTACAGAAGCCCCTGCTGCTGCATCAGAAGCAGCTCCGGTATTATTAGCCATAAGTTTTCCCTTTATCCTTCATTCTCAGACCCACCCTCTCCAATATGACTTTCAATCTCTAATGCTCTAAGTCTAACAGGAACACTATCACTAATAAATACTTCCCATATTCTACGTCTTCCTTGCCCATTTTGATATAAAACAGGCCTTGCTGTGGTTAAATCCACTTGACGATAGGTACTCCAAGTAGCATAGTCATCATCGCAATGTCTGATATTTCCATTCACTGTGTTTGCATGGTCTCCAATAAGTTCTGCTCTTTTATAGAATTTAACTTTATTGGTTCCACTGTCTGTACGAGGAGACACAGCCCTAAAATATATCTTACTTCCTGCATCATCATAAACAGAAGTAGAGAGAGTATATACATTGCCATTACTACTAGATTGTACCAAATAGGTTCCAATACCAGTAGCAATAGCTCCCCTAGTACTAAAAGCACCCTCTAAGAAAAGGTTTTCAGTCCCATCAAATCCGGTTGTATCTCCTGTTTGACTAGTCCAAGTATACCACTTTTTCTCGTCCAAATCATAAACAAAAGTGATATTAGAACTAGGCAAAGAGAGAATATATAAACTATGGCCTGCTATTTTAATACAACAAGCACGAACACTTATTATTGGGTCTGCATTTAAATATTTTTCTATGTGTCTAGTAGACAGTTTAACAGGAGTTAGACCGTCAAGAAGATATACAGACCTACCTTCTGTTGTTGTAACCCCAACCCAAATAAGGGTCTGTTCTGCCTGAGCAATAGAATAACCATTAACACACCCTATCTCCATATAATAAGATTTTGCTACAGACAAAGGACTTCCTGGAAGCGGATTCCCCGCATCGTAAAAGAATTCAGTATCTAGAGTTCCAAAAGCGACAACATAATTTTGATGCCTAGCAAGACCAGTCATCTTGCCTGTATCACTAGTCGCCCCTATACTAGTTGAGGCTGTCCAGGTAGTCGGATCATCTGGAAGACTCCCGTATATTAATCCAGAGGTTTCATTCATTACATATAAAACTGTGTCTAAATAAGCTATACCAGCAGCAAACGGGCCAGTAATAGTTGAAGACATATTAGCAGTTGCTGTGGCTGTTTTAACATTCGGAGGAGCTATCGTAACATTTGCTGTACCAACTCCATAGGGCCTTACAGTACATACTACACTAGTTACAGCACCACTTGAATTTATTGTAGTATATCCAGACCCACCTGTAACACCCCCAGGACCATAAACCCAAGTGAGTAGAGGAGCAGAGACATAGCCACTTCCCATTGTTGTAGTAGCAAATGACCCAATAGAAGATATGTTTGGAGTATATGTTGCAGTTGTTCCTGCTGGAGGAGCATCTATTGTAATAGTGGGTATTTGTCCTGCTGTATAGGTTCCTGGAGTAAGGAGAGTAATACTAGACACTTGATTGTTATACAACACAGCAAGTCCAGTTGCTTGTGGACCACCACCAGCACCACTAAAAACTACGTTTGGAACAGATGTATAATAACCACCAGGAACATTCACAGTAGCCCCACTAACGGCTGTCCCACTAATAACAGCAACAACAATAGTACCCATAGTTATTGCTGCTGTACTATTGTTAGCAGTTGCATTGTGGGTTATAGTAAAAGAGACCCCTGGATTTATACTAAGGATAGTACTATTAACTGGAATTCCTGTACCAGAAACTGGTTGGCCTACAGCCATATTGCCTGTGTCTGTATAAGTAATAACAGCACTTCCAATGGAAATAGAAGCAACTATTGTTCCAAAAGCAGGCATAGCATATATATTAGACCCATCATGGAATATAAGCCATCTTCCATTGTCTGTTTGAGAAAAAGAAAGAGGTAGGAGGTTACTCCCTGTTAGGGGGGAACCCAGCACCTCAGTAGCAACTCCAAGGTTGTCTACTAAATAAATGTGGTTATTTGCAGCAACTACTGTTTGATTAAGCCATGAGACAAGACCTTGACCATTACTAGTTCCTATTGTTGCAAACAAGGAAAGACCTGGTCTCTTAATCAATTCTTCCCCTTCAATTATTGCATTGACGGTCTTAGAGTCTTTAGATAGGTCAGCAGAACGAGATTCTATATTAAAGACCAAAGGCAAGCGGGTTATAGGCATTATTTGTGCTTTTCAAAATAAGACTCAAAATTGTTTGTTTTCTTCTTTATGAGAATCATTATATTCTTTACTCGCCATTAGCGGCCTCCTAAACGGGTGTCAGGAGTAAAGAAAGTTGAAGTGTACTCTACATCCCACGCTTCCATCTCTTCTCTATACATTTTAGCTTTGGCTGCAATTTCTTGACGTTGATTAATGTGGCATCCATACTCTAAGGAAAGCTCATCAGCAAGACCCCAAACCAGGCACTGGAACCATTCTGTTGGAAAATCAGGAGTATCCGCTCCTGTAGTCAATAAGTCAAGCATAGGCCTTTGAGCAACAAACCAAAGTTGCATATTTGTAGCTGTATAAGAGTCTGGTGTTTGATATAAATTGAGAACACCATTGGTATTCCTAACATCATAGAAATAACTATTAACCATGCCTTGGGCAGCCTTTGCGCCCAGGATATTATACTCCTGTCTACTCAAAGGCAACAAAGGAATGTCCACTTGATTTGGAGAAGCAACACTTATATTTCTAAGCCATGCTTGTGTTATTTTAATTGGTTTGTCTGAAATAAGGTCTGGTCCAGTAGGGCCTATAGTATAGCTTGTCTGCCCTGCAACTAGATTTAGTTGAAGAGTATTAATAGTCCAAAGTTTAATACCATTGCTTTGCCAAGATTTAAGCATTATTTGTAAGGATTGAATACTATTAGCTAATGTTACAGTATCAATAGTAACACCCAAGTCTAGCACTTGAAGTTTACGAAGGGCTACTGTTACTACTTGTAGAGTTGTAAGTGAGGCAGAAGTAGTCATAGTTTAAGCTAATGAATAAATAAACTCTGTTGTATCTAATACTTTTGTTCCAGAATTTGTCCAACCATTTACATTATTAGAAAGCAATAGTCCCCAAGTAGCACCCATTTGTAAAGAGATAAGAGAAGTAAAAGCCGAGTTATTCTGTCCAGATAGCATTCCTGTTTGCTTTACAAGACTTACTGGGATAATACATGCTGGCATCCCAGTAAGTCCAAAGGTTGCAGCATTTGATGTCCCAGTTAAGACATCTTGTGGAATATATAATTTACATAGTCCATTAACCACAGAATAAGAAGCCGTTGCTGTTGGGTTTACAGTAAATCCTGTTCCAGTTATTGTAAATGTACCAGACAAACTATAAGTCATTTTGAACTGAGTAGTAGTAATAGCACGAACTTTTATCAAAGCACCAGAATTCATTGTTACCTGATAACCATTTGGAACACCCTCAATAATTAGGTTTGCTGTTCCAGTAAATCTAGTTGGACCATTACAACGTAACTCTCGTTCCATTCCGGCTTTAGCTGCATTAGCAAACCCACCACAACCATTAGCACCACCAGCATCATCCCAAAGAATCGAATTGGCAACAGCAGCAAATATATCCCCTGTAGTAGCAGCGGCTGCAATGGTTACTTCTCCACTGTCAGTTCGATTAGCCACAGTAGCTGTAGTAGCTATAGTAGCTGAGGTGGCTGTTGCAGCATTACCACCAATATTTAGAGCTGTTGCTGTTCCAGTAAGATTTGTAGCTACACCAGAAGCTGGAGTACCTAAAATAGGAGCAATAAGAGTTGGACCATTGGCAAATACTAATGCTCCTGTACCAGTTTTATCACTAACAGTTGCTAACAATTGAGCAGATGTTGTGGAAGCAAATTGAGAAAGTGGATTAGCTGTAGAAGCTGCATTAGCAGCAGCAACAAGTCCTAAATTAGATACAACCTGAGCAGCAGTTAAAGGAGCAACCCCTGCATTTCCTAGGGCCGTGTAAATAGAAACATTAACATCGTTGAGCCAAACAGCATCTATTACCGGAACTGAATGGTCTATAAAAACTTTAGAAGTCATAAGTTTATACCGTAAAAGTAGATTTTGGTACTGTCATATACCAAACAGGAAGAAGAGTACTTGGAATTGAACATCCTGGAATTGCTATCCCAGGAATTGCTGTTGATCCTTCTACATCACAAAGAGTTTCTACCACAAATATATCTGTGGTTTCTGGTCTTACATAGGGGGGTATTTGTGTGTCTACAATTCCTCTAACGAAGTCTTGAGGTTGTCGGGGTTCCCAACAATCCTTGCAAACCATAAATCCATCCCATTCTTTTTTAAGTTGGGAGCCATGATATACACGCCCGCACCTATCACAAATAGTAAGCCAGTCCCCTTTTACATAATTTGGACGATGTGACATTTATTCCTTTATTAAACTGGAGCCAGAGGCAAAAGAGAGTCTGGAACGTAGTGAAGACTCATACTGTCCAAGATGTTAAGAAAACATGCC